AGAAGATTCCGCAGAAGCACACTCTTCACTTCTTGAACCATCATCACTTGGTCAGCTACGGATTCACCGTAGAATTTATGCGGGATGGGGATGGGGCAGAGAGTACAGAACGGTCTGCGGTCTACCGGCTCGTTTTCAAGAACGGTATTACCGACAGTAAGAATCCTTCGCAGCTCAGCGATGCCGTCACCATCAAAGTCAGTTCTCAAATAACTCTCATACACCCAACCTTCCTTGAGTGCGTCTTCCGCATCGACATTTTCAGGCTGCCATGTGCCTGATTGGTCAAAGGCGTGGCGAGCAGTGTTTTCAGCCGACCAGTGATCGTCACCCTTGGTGACCTCCTGTGGGTCGATGTCGTATCCCATTTCACGGAGTTCTGTTACGGTCTTTTTTACGCGGTGGCAGACGAATCTCGCATCCTCTACGGATTTGGCATCCTTTGATATGAGGAATTCTTCTGGGGGGATATTTTCAATGCGTATCCGGCCTTTCTGACTGTGCCGGGTGATAACAATATCGTGGGTGGTGATGGGGATGTCACCGTCTTCGGTCTCTTCGGTGTGTTCCAACACCTCCACCGTGTCATCCATGAGGAGATTTTCAAGCTCGGTATCAGACAGGCCCGAATAAGTCTCTCGGTCCCACTTATCTGAATCGTCCCACCACACTTTGACCGTACCCACCTTCGCCAGGAGCGCGTCTGTGAACCAGGTGTTAGCGACCTCAAAGAAATTGGTTTGTCGGGAGAGTACCCAGTTGATGTAGTCCTGTGCTTGTTCAGCGTAAGGCACGTCTTCCGGGCCTTGGGCGTGGACTTTGGCGATTTCATCACCGGAGGCAAACACACGCATCAGCGAGGGTTTAATCCACTCAATCGTATCCATCACAGTAGAATCTACAACCTGGGAGCGACCTTCCACCTCGTTGCCAAATGGTTGCCCGAGATAATATTCGAGCGCCTTTCTACGCTGGGCTGAGATTTCATCCCCGTAGCCGAGGGCGGATGTGACCTCAGTGTCGATCCGTGCTAGTAGTTCTTCGTCTGTTGGTTTTTTTGCCATAGTCCGTCCTTGGACATTTCGGTGTTAAACGGGATCAACCTTACAGCGTTCGACCTCACCTGAAGTCAGTGGAAAGTCTCTGCCATGAGATTGAGAAACACACTGGAGAAAATTTAGCCGTTTGTTATGTTTTTTGTAGTTCCCACATTGCTCTACTGCTTTTCTCTGCTTACGTATACTGGAAACTAAATAATCATTTACGGGTTTCTTGAACTTGATGTTAAGCATAAGCCAGGAATGGTTTTCTGTTGTTCATAGTCAGCGGTACGCCTTTCTGTTGTAAGTCCTGGCGCATTTCGGGGGTGAAGTCTATGTACCAGAGGTCGTAAGGTGAATCATCCAAATCACCGTATTTTCTTAATGCTTCACGAGCCGCGTCCATATTCCCTGGAGTTTCCATAAGAACATCATCAACCCATTTTCCTTCTGAATCGTCCGGCATCTCCTTTAAGATATGCCAAATATCATCTCCATCCGCTCTACCCCCGACATAATAAAAAGTGCCATCTTTTGCGGTAGCTGTAGGGTTTTCTGATGCTGATGGAGCTTGCCACTTCTCCGGCTCTACCCCGTACTTCTTCAGGAACTTCTTAGCGAACTTGGTGATCTTTTTGTCGTAGAGGTTTTTGTGGAACTCGCCGCCGACTTCCAGGTCGAGGCCGGAGTAGGTTTTGGTAGTGCCATCAGCGTCGTTGACTATCTTCTCGGCCATTTCTTTACCGACGTAATCCGCTAGTTCGGATTCCCTAATATCTCGCAGATGCTCTAAACCACCTTCCTTCTGATTAACGACGATGCTGTATCTATTGCCGCCTGTAAGCTCCACTGAACTTTTCATGGCGTCTTCAGCTTCTTCTTTAGTTCGGAAGGTTTGATAAGTTCCACCTGGACTTTGGTATTGCCACATCTTGTTAGGTTCTAACTGACGAATACTGCCACTCTGCAATCTTTGGGCCTCGATTCCATTTATATACTTCGCCAGGTTGTACCGATCAGCTTGCACCGCACCCGTTGTCCAGGTGAGGCGTTCTATAGAGGGGTCGTTGATCCCTTCCATCAGCGCACGTTTGAATGCGAGTTCATGCCAATCTTTTTTGAATGGTGCGTCTGGGACGCCAGTGTCCCCCTCATCATCAAAAACTTCGTTTTGTAATTGGTTATATTTCACCACCTCATCTGGAGACATATTTTTTGATGTCGCGTACATAGCTAAGTTATGTTGAGGATTAAGATCATACTTTTCCGCTAGTTCTTTGCTGTACGCTTCAAATTCTGCTACTGCTGCATTATTTTGATAACCCTTCTTCTGCCCCTGCTGATGCCAATCCGATTGGATTTCTTCTATGTGCAGTGCTTTCCTTCCACCGACATCGCGTTCGTTAGTGCGGATGTGGGCGAGTACGTTGGGTTCGTCCCAATGGGTGCCTTTGTAATCTTGAAAGTTCCAAATAGAGCGATTTCCGTAATTGGGATCAACTGAGCCATCAACATCAACGCCGCCGGTTCTAAGTACCCAATCTGGACTTTGAATCAGTTTGTTGTGGCCCGTTAAAGAAACTGGGTCGCTAACCGCCACAGCGGTTCCTGTAGATTCGTTCCAAAAATGAATTGGAACTTTATTACCAAATAACTCCCGAGCTTCCTCGATGCCAACTTTCCTAATCTCTCCCGCGACATTGGGTTGACTTAGCGACAACTGCACCAGAATCTCTTTCGGGTTACTGCCACCTGGGAGGTTTAGGGATTCTTCGTTGCCGTATTTGGTAATATTTGCGGGTTGATCTTGTTTTTTCCAAATATCCCTTACTACAATTTCTGCCCAATTTTCCTGGTCAGTCAAATTAGGAAACTGCCTTTCTAAAGCCCGATAAGCATCACCGTCATTTGCGATGGTCAGTTCAAGGTCATCAGCATTAACTGCGTTTCTAGCGGCCCTCATCACTTCAGGTATAGCAAACATACTCTCAAGATTCGCAACGTCTTCTGATTGCACTGAACCCTTAACAGTCTCATCCAGCTCTATCGGGTTCCACATGGAAACCACTTCTTCCTTCGTAAGCGTACCTGGGGCTTGTTCTAACGCCTGGAGTAGTCCTGTTTCCTTCGCCTCTTTCGTTGCACCGGGTTCTTTTTTAAGGTGCGCCAGGTATTGTCCAGATTGGCCTTTACCTGGGGCTGTGGTAAGGGCTTTACCAGAAGGAGAGTAAAAGCCCATTTTGCTAGGACCGCCCATGCCCAACATCAGAAACGGGGCTAACTGCTTGTCCGTGACCTCCGGTATGGACAGTGGGCCAAGGCCCAGGTTTTCAGAAGAACGGGAGATGGACTGCGCCATCTCGTTTGCGTGTGGGGCGATAAGTCCACCGGCCTGTAACGCTGCGTCCTGTATAAACGGGGATGTGGGGTTTAGAGAACCGACAACACTCGCCGGATTCCGGTAACGGGCGAAGTTTCCCATCCCCCTGTAAAACTGGTTCTTGAGGCGGCCAGGATACGCCTGAAGATAATCCCAGGGGTTCACACGATCCCCAGTTTCGGATACTTAATATCCTGGTCCCACCTGTCGTCCTTCCCCGACACTGCAAAGCGTAAGGACAGCGCACTGTAGCGGGTAGCTGCCATGATGTCATCGTTCAGCGCCACGATCTTTGAGTCCTTGCGGTGGTAAACCCGAAACTCTTGCCACCACTCCCCTAAAGTGGAGAAGACTTTGAACTTATCGTTCTCCATCCGCTGCAACATCTCCATGATGCCTGTCTCGATGGAGTTCCCCCCTTTCTTTTCCCCTGGTGCGGGTGGATTTTCAAAATGAGAGAAGTGCATATTACATCCGAGATTTCTGTATTGGTCTGCCAGGCCAGGGTTGCCCATCGCGTCCCTGCGGTGACCGTCATGCGGCCAGATGATAGGGATGAATGAAGGCCGCGTTTTTATTGCGGCAGCGTGGATATGGGGTGCTGCTTTTGCGAGCGCGTAGACATCGTAAACATAGACCACATCCTCGTCCGGGTCGTATGCCAGGTAAACCACAGCGGTTTTGTGGTCAAACCCGAAATCTATCCCCGCTACCCTGGGCCACTCGTCTGGGATGGTGAAGGGATCTACCATCAGCTTGGATTCATCCACTGGGAAGACAAGACCAGAGCCGATAGCGGGTCTGCCATATCTCCGCATCTCCCTTTCGTGTGGGGAGTAGGCAGAGAGGATCTGATCCATAACCGACTGGGTGAGGTGGCCTGGTTTTCCCGCCTTGCTTCTCACCCTCTCAGATGCGTCATCCCATGCAGCGGTGGTGAGGGATTGGCCTGGTTGGAGGTTGTTCAGAAACGCATGGACGGTTTCCGTCATCCCGTTCTCAGGGGTGAAGGTGAGGAAGGTCATCCCCTTTGTCGAGAGCGTCCGGGTTACGCATTGGCTGTAGAGGTCCCTGCTGGGTTCTTCGTCCAACCAGATTGCCGACACTGCCCTGCCCATGAATTTCTCCACACCCATCTCATAACTTTTGAACTGGAGGGTGGAGTTACCGCCTGAGATGTGTTTTACCAGGGCCAGGGATTTGGCGTTTGGGACACCGGGTTTGCGTTCGGTGCTGATAATACAATCACCGGGTATCCAACCCGTTCCGAGAGCTGAAGGGTCCTCTGGGGCTCCCAGGAGTTCTGCCTGGACAATATCCCTGGTGGTTTCGTTAGACACACCGCAGGCCCAGGCGACAATGGGATCGGCAAACCGCCGCCCCTCCCAATTTTTTGGGTATCTGCCAGTGCAGTGCATGGCTAACTCGGCGGCTCCACTCATGGATTTGCCCACCCGGTTGCCCGCCATAAGGAGGCGCTGGTTGCACTCCCTCCCGGTGGAGTGAAATCGCTCCTGAAATGGGTAGGGGTCGTACAGGTCGAGCTTGTTCAGCCGCTCTCTTTTTTTCAACTCCCGTGCAATCTCTACCTTACGGACGAGGTTAGCCACGTTTAATTTAAGGTAGTGGGGGCTTCCGCTGGTGCCTCTTCTTCCCCCAAAAGAACTTTCAACTCCCTTTCCAGTTCAGCGGTGGAGGATTGCTCTATATGGGTCTGTTCCACCCTCTGTACCGCCTGGTAGCCCGATCTATCCAGAATGTCCTTGGCGGCGGCTAGTTTCACGGTATCGGATGTGGACTGCTCTGCGAGCTTCAACAGGGTATCCAGGGCCATCTGTGCGCCATCCATCATCTTCAGCTCTGTGCGTGACTTTATCTCAGCCTGGAACTGCTTTCGGAGTTGTGAGCCTTTGGATTTGGCTGATCTTTCCGGGTAACCGGCAAGGATGGCAGCGCGGTTAGCGTCACCGAACTTGATGTAGTTGGTGATGAAGGCGTTTTGTTTGGATGTGAGCATATTAGATGTTGGTTATGGATGTGGATTTGACCCCCGCTGTATGGGGAGAATATTCACGTTTTCATAAAAAAATAAAAAGGGGTCGGGGGGGTCACCACCTAGTCAAGGTAGTTTCTCCCTAATGAAATCAATGACTTACAGCCGGTGTGGTGCCTGGTGTGGTGCTGAAGTGGTGGATTTGGTGGGTTTTGGGGGTGAAACCAGCCCCCGGAAGCGTGTGGGTGTGCGTGATTCCTATCTTTCAGCCACATCCACAACTCCACATCCACAACCTCACATCTACTAGCCCTTACTGGCTCTACTGTGTTCTTCTCTTGGGGGATTGAAGTAACCGCGATCTCGTAAAGCTCTCAACTCTTCCAAGGTGTAACCGTCATTCGCTTTGTAATCCCGCAAGCGGTCCAGTGCTTGTGGCTTGTCCTTTATGAAACCTTCGAGCAGGTTGCAGAAGCGGCACAGTAACCCACGGACCTTACCTGTTTCATGGTTGTGATCCACATGGAGGATTGCAGTCAGGGTAGACTGGTGGTCCCCACATATAACACAACATCCACCCTGCGCCTGGTACATCTCATCGTAGTCTTCTGGTGTGATTCCATACGCCCGCTGTAACTGGGTCCTTCGGACGTGCGGCGTATGGCAATCCCTACACCATGCTTGCAGCCCATCTCGTTGGGTTCGGTTACGGTTGAACGCGGTCATGGGCTTGACTGCCCCGCATTTGCCACAGGATTTACCCTGCGGGACCAGCGCCAGGTTTACATCCACTCCTCTACATCATCACCTGAGACAACTGCGACAGGAGGATCACGGGTGGTTGTGTTGTTTACGTACCAGTCTGCCCTGCCATGCCTGGCGAGCCGTTTACGTTCGCG